GCATGCCGTAGCAGATCGTTGGCGATCGCTTGCGTTATGTTCTCACAAGCGAGCCCGCGCCACAAGCGGGCGCGCGGCCATTCGGTCGCATCCGCTGCTGGTTTCCAGGCTGCTTTGACGTACGTGATCTCGTCGCCGTCAAACTTAGCAAACGGGTAACACAGCACACGCCCCGACGGCAGCGCGTACCAGAGATGCCGCCCGTCGTACATATAGGTAACGCGCCCGGCTGAGAACTCCCGGTTCGGGTTGCGTAGCGCCCGCGTGTAGGCGCTCTCGAGCTTGTCCCAGTAACGCACTGCCCACGCATTAGCGCGGCGCCATGCGTCTACAATCCGACGCGAATCCGACTCTGCCATATACACACCGTATGCACGCCCCATTGCGCTGAAGGCGCCAACAGCACCGCCAAAGCCAAGTGACAGAATGGCAACCTTACCAATCTGGCGCTGCTCTTTATCGACTGCGTCCTCGGCCACGCGGTAGATACCGGCGGCTTCACGCTTGTAGATGTCGCGACCATCGCGAAAGACTTGCAGCACGTCCTCGGCCTGCGGGTCGGCTGATGCCCAGGCTGTCACGCGGGCTTCGACTGCTGACCAGTCAGCTGCAACGAACTGCTTGCCGGGTGCCGGTATCAGTGCGGGCCGGAGCATTCCCTTGAGAACATCTGTAACGCGTTTTCCAAATCGCGGCGTGATGCTGTGCCCTCTAACCATAGCGTGCCTAACGTCGTCTGGCTCGTCGGCGCACTTGCGTGTGAAGTTATGGACCTGCGCGCCGTACGACGAAGCTCGTCCAGTGGCAGAGCCTCCAGCGAAGACAAAAGCACCTCGTACTCGGTGATCGTCTTCGTCTGCCAGACTCGCAAGGCGGCTGAACTTCGCAACCGACGACGCCCAGAGATCATCTGCGCATTGAATGACGTCCGCAACATGGGCCGGAATCTCATCGGGGTTTTCCTCTGCAAATATAAGTAAATTAGCGCGTACTGACTTGTCGATAGAATACTTTAAGTCGCCGTCCTTGTAGGTCTCCATCATCTTTAACGCCTGCGGGCCGACACGGTCGATTACCCACTGCTTCATCTTGGGGCTGCGCACCGACTTGATCTCGCCCTCGGTCACATCGGCGACCAGCGTCTCGATCTCTTCCAGCTCGACGGACGCGTACCGCATGGCCGCCTGCGCCAGTGGCAAGTCAAGCAGCACGCCACGGTCGTTGATGCGCTCGTTGACGTGGTAGTCGGCCAGCTCCTGCTCGGACAGTGGACGCATGGCCTTGGACACTGCGCGCATGGCACGTACGTCCTGCTCGCAATACTGGACCATCTCGGCCATCAAGGCCGGGTCAGTGCTAAAAGTTCCATCGCTACGTGGGATGGAAAGCAATCGAATAAGTTGATTTCCTCGGTGGTCTTTGCGCATGACGCTGGAGATGGCGCGACCGACGTCTTCAAGGCTGCCAGGTAAGCAGTTAGCACGCGCTTGCGTAGCGGTGCAGTAGAACTGCTCGAGTTGAAAGTTACACTGTAAGACGTACCAGAAGATGAGGCGCTCAAAGGCAGCATTGTGCGCGTATATCTGCCCGGTGTGCTGGCGTACAGCGTCAGGGAACGGTTGATCGGGAGTCCAGGTGACAACCTCATCGTCGTCAAACGCGTAGGACATACAAAGTACATCGGTGGTACCGTCTTGAGCATAGTTATAAACTCCCCGTGAGGATAGGTCGCACTTCGACCGGGTTTCAAAGTCAAGCCAGAGAACGCTCAATTCGCTCTCCAATCCATCGAACTACGGGCACAGCCCATGAGTTACCTAACGCCTTGTAGCGTGGGCCGTCAGGTGACTCAGCTGCTTTGCGCCACGGTATGTTGGTGTAATTGTCGGGAAAGCCCTGCAGGCGCTCACATTCGACCGGCGTCAGGCGGCGCACAGCCATGCTGACAGCGTGTACAGCAGCGACTTGGTTGGTGACTTCGGTTGATTGCGGGCTACGACTCGGATCGTTGGTTGCAGTTAAAGTTGGTGCCATAACTGCGATGGAGTCCGGCTTTGTGTCAAAGGTCGGTGACTGCTCCTCAGCATAACCAATGCCGTGCGCCTTTGCTCCCATCGTGTACTTGAAAGCAGCAACTGGCTGCGCCACATAGGTCGTTGATTCATGCTTGTCTGCTTTGCTGGCGCCAGAGCGCAGGCAATGCCCAACATCTGACTGCTCTGCCACGCCGAACGGTATCGGCTGCGCCACACCATGCACATCCATGCAGTTCAAAGTAAAACTGACTTCTTCATTCCAGCCAGAGCCTTGTAAGTTCTGAGATGTGTGTCCCGCGCCTTGTAACGCATAAGCGGCAATCGGCGCTTCATGTAAACAAGTCAGCGTTGGTGCGCCCCCATCGGTTCGGATCTCAGCACCGGCTTGACCAGAGCTCATTGTTATGACTGCACCAGCAAGCTGATTCCTGATCGGGCCATCTTTTGCCCTCGCATCTAAGGTGGGGTTTAAATCGGTGAAGCGACCGCCTGAAGGGCCGATTTCAACGCCCCCGGCAATTCCTTCCCGCGTTTTTCTGCTCGGCGCAGTATCCCGGCGCACGCCTTCGAACTCAAAAAGAACCGCTGCGGGATCAAAGTCTGCTCTAGCACTTGCGATAACGAACACACGGCGGCGTCGTTGGGCCACTCCGAAATATTGGGCGTCGAGGACTCGCCACGCGACTGCTCTTTGGGGGCCATCGATAAAACCAGCGTTAGCCCATCTGCCCCCTGGTGCGATGAGTGCGTCATCTTCGCCGGCAAGTGCTCCCAAAAAGCACCCGAAGGCATTATCTTTGGTGTTAAGGACGCCGGGGACGTTTTCCCAGAAGACGATACAGGGTTGTTCTCGTTTTGAATCGATGGCATCGGCAATCTCGCAAAAGGTAAGTGTCAGGTTACCGCGCGCGTCATCCAATGATTGGCGCAGGCCGGCAACAGAAAAGGCTTGGCAGGGTGTACCACCGCACAGCAGATCAGGCGCTTCGACTTCGCCGTTACGGATCTTGCCGGGCAGCAGCGACATATCGCCGTGATTAGGTACGTCAGGATAGTGGTGCGCCAACACAGCGCAAGGGAACGGCTCGATCTCAGCAAAGCCAGACGCTTTCCAACCCAACGGCTCCCACGCAACGGAGGCGGCTTCTATGCCGCTACAAACAGAAAGGAATTTCATAGTTTTCATAGGTAGGGGTGGCCCCAACTATCTTGCCAGCATCAGGCCGAACCGACCAAGGAAAACCTGATGATTAGATAGCTAGGGCCATTAAAAGGTGGAGTACTCGCTGCGTCCGTCACCCGCCCGGCATCCGCTTTCCTCCGTGTTACTTACGCCGAACGACGACGACGTGCTGGCAATGCTTCTTCGCTGGCTACTTCGTCAGCGGGTTCTGTGGACTTGCCGTCCATGCCTACCCACTCAACGATATCAAACACCGGCGTGAAAATCTTACCGTACATTTTGTGCTTGTACGAGTCTGTTTTCAATTTAACGACAGGCACTGGCTTGGTCTGGTCTGTTTCGATCTGCTGCGCAATCGCAACACCCAGCTGCTGCACAGCCTTCTTGCCGCCGACTGACGTGACAGTGAAACGCACTTCCATGTCTTTATCAGGACCACAGATGCACTTCAAACCCATGCCGATTTGAATCTGCCAGCCCTTCTCGGCGCCTGCAGGAGCCTCAAATACTGGTGGCAGCGGTTCGGTTAACGGCACCATCACCTCGCCCAGAACGACAGCGTCGCCCCAAGCAATGTAGCCGTGGACAAACGACGCGGGGTTGACTGCCCACAGCGTCTCGGCTTCGACTTCAGTTTGATTTGCGCCATAAACCCAATCGCCACGCTTGTCCATTTTCAGAATGACGAAGCCAACTGGGCCAACATCTTTCTCAAGTGTACGCAGTGCGGTAGAGAGAGCTGATACGTTCGGAAGATTCGCGAGAGCAAATGACATAATAGTTTCCTTTATTGAAGTTTAGAGAGAGCGGCCATCATTTGACGACCGAGTTGCAACACCGCTGGCCTCGGATCTGACTCCGGCGCCAGCGTACTACCCGACGAAACCGATACAACTAGCTCCGGCGGTAATTCGACTTTAATCTTTTTTAGTAACTTCTCTGCCTGCGCAGGAGATATAACTTCAAGTTCTTTGTACGGCTCGACAAGCGACTTTAACAGAAAATCTTTTGCCGTGGTTTCATTGACCCACTGACGTGTGCCACGCTTGGCGACCAACTTGTAGCCTGGCACACCGCGATTATTCTCAAGCATCTGGAACGCAAGCGCGCGCAGGTCTTTGATGTAATCCTCAAGCATGTCTGCCTGTTGCAGCTGCATTGCAATCTGTTCGGCGGGCAAATTCGCAAGCTGCATCTTTAACGCGCGGTCTACTTCACCATTCATTTGCGGGCAGATCGGCTTGGCTGCGCACCAACGGCAGTGGTCGCCTGTTTGCATGGACGCCTCTGGCGATGACGACTCACGCACGGCTTTAGCTAACTCAACTTCAAACTGCTTGACGCGTTCAGGTGTGGTGACCCAACGACGGATTGCAGGCGGCTGCACAATGACGCATTCGATTTCTTCAACACCCTCGAACACCCACTGACATGCCGGTGTTCTCATTGCCGCAGCCGCGTAAAATAAGAGCTGAGCATTGTCTTCAACATCCACAAGCACGCCATCGCCAAATTTCCAATCAAGAACGATCGCACGTCTCCCTCTACGCCCAAGTAGATCAGTGCTGCCAAATACATTAGGTAAATAATCGCCAAACCCAACTCGGGTTTCAACCATGTACTCCATTGTCTTGTCGGGGTCGATTTCATTGAGTGCTTCCAAAGCGGGAATAATCTTCTCATCAATTAGCTCCTGCGTAAGTATTTGTGTCTTGTATTGCGCGCCAATGCACTGCTCTGGCTTCTTGTCAAACTCTAAGAGTTCAGCAATAACGTTATGCAACAGCGTGCCACGATCTGCGTGTTCGCTTGATGGCTTGGGCGGCATCTGTTGCACCAGCTTGACTGACGCTGGACAGTTGATGACGCGCTTGGCAGTAGAGCCGCCGACGATATTAGAGTGATTCACTTTACCTCCGTTTACTGTTTGAGCCTCGACTGTAGTCCCTAAAATAATCCTTGTCAAATACTTTTTGATGCTTTATATTTCGCAACATGTTAGAAAAAGAAATTGAGAAGTACTTTGTTTGGACAGTCGAGCGTGCCGGCGGCATAGCCTACAAGTTCAGATCGCCAACGCAACGTGGAGTGAGTGACCGCATCGCTTGTATGCCTGATGGGTCAACGTGGTTTGTCGAATTGAAAACCAAAGGTGGTCGGTTGTCTGAACTGCAAAAGATATTCCGCAACGACGTGCTGCGCTTAAAACAAAATTACGCCTGTTTATGGTCGAAGGAGATGATTGATGAGTGGATTAACACTCAGGCCGTACCAAGACGAAGCCGCTGATTTCCTGTACGAGCGCGATCGAGCGATGATCTTGGCGCCCGTGGGCGCAGGCAAGACGGCGATCACATTGACCGCCATGCAGGCGATGGTGCAAGACGGCTACGCGTCACGCTTCCTTGTCTTGGCGCCAAAGCGTGTCTGTACTGACGTGTGGCCGATCGAAGTTATGAAGTGGGCGCCAGAGCTGGACCACCGCGTCGCTGTTGGTACGCCCAAAGAACGAGCCGCAGCGCTCCATTCGTTCGTGCAGATAGTAGCCACCAATTACGACAACATCGGCTGGTTAGCTGAGCAGGATCTGTCGTCGTTTGACGCGATTGTGTTCGACGAGCTGACGAAGTTGAAGAACCCATCAGGCACACGTTTTAAAGCACTACTCAAGATCATTGGTCAGTTTAAGATCCGCTGGGGTCTGACCGGGTCGTTCACCAGCAATGGGCTCGAGGACGTCTTCGGTCAGTGCAAGATTGTGGATGAGAAACTGCTAGGCCGTGCCAAGGGCGCGTTCTTGCAGCAGTACTTTGTTTGCATGAACCGCGACTTCGGCGAGTGGGCGCCGCGCCCAGGCGCCTTGCCGCTGGTCATGGAGCGCATCAAGCCAGCGACGTTCGTCTTGGAGCCTGGCGAGTACAGGGACAAGCTGCCGCCCTGCCATATGATCGAGCTGCGTTGCCAACTAGATGACCGCAAGCCTTACGAGAAGATGAAGAAAGACTTCGTGGTGCAGTTCCCGTCGTCTGAAATACTGGCGGCTAATGCAGCGGCTGTTACATCAAAGTTGCAACAGATGGCGTCCGGCTTTGTTTATGACAGCACCCGCGTGGCAAGCGACGTACCGGGTCAGTTCACGTCCAGCAAGACGGCGGTGTGGTTTAGCAACCACAAGTTTGATCGATTGGATGAACTACTGGAGGAAAACCAGCATGCGAACACGCTTATTGTTTATCAGTTCCAAGAGGAAGTGGCGAAATTGCGTCGCCGCTATCCGAAACTGGTTACGCTCGATGATGACCGCGCTATTGAGCGATGGAACGCCGGCGAAGTCCAGCTCCTTGCTGTACATCCAAAATCCGCCGGACACGGCCTTAACCTTCAACACGGAGGATGTCACATGGTCTTCCTCTCACTGCCCTGGTCGCTTGAATTGTTTGAGCAAACCGTCGGACGCCTGCATCGTTCCGGTCAGCTGCGCGACGTATGGGTGTATATCCTTATGGCCGACAAGACAGTTGACGAAAAGATCTGGGCAGCCCTGCACGACAAACGAGCAATTTCCGACATAGCAATGGAGGCACTGAAATGAGCGGTTTGGATTATTGGAAAGCCAAGTTGAAGGTAGCTTTACTGTCTACCAAGCAACGGGAAAAAGAATCAACGCAAGCGCACCGCACGTTTGTGCGCGCGTTAGAAGAAGTAGCACACATACAAAAGAGGATAGAAGATGAAAAAATTAAGTTGGCGAAAACTAAATGACGTCCTAGCAGCGCTTTCAGAAGACGAAGTGCTTGCAATGCTTAACAGCGAACGTATAAACGAGCGGCGTGTCTCGCATTTACAACGCCTACATCAGCGCTACTGCGCCTTGCGCGATTCGCGTGAACGGCTCGAGATACTTGCGGAGGCAGTGCGTCCATGAAATGCATGCAGTGTGGCGGTAAAACTGTTGTTGTGAATACCATCCAGCAGCCAGGCGGCGTCCGGCGGCAGCGCAAGTGTTCAGTATGCAAGAACAATGCCTACTCAGCAGAGGTGTGGATAGCAGGCAACGTAATGGTGGGGAAATCGATCTATACTAATGACGAGGCGGCGTTGATAAAAAAGAAAGTTGTTGACGTTCGCCGCGCAAACGAAGATAGGAGGAATGACAATGCTACGTGATGGATACTTTATTAGAGAAGAACCACCCAAGATCGGCGCGCATTACATCCCGCAGTTCTATTCGCGGCCATCAACGCCAGAAGAGCGATTCGTGCAGGACATCATGCTGGGGTCTAAGCCACAGCAGGAGTCGTCTGTGGTGAAGTTGTTTGGCCGGCTGCTCAGCGTATGAAAGAACTTGTTCTCGTCTATTACGCGGCGATTGTAGTAGCCACCGTGGGCTTTCTGGCGTTCTTCGTACCAGAGCCCCGGCGGCCTACGCCTGCTGAGTGCGGTGTGGCGGAGATCGCGCCTGACATGTCAGCGCGCGACCGTGAGATCTGCCGGCAGTTACGCCAGCATCGTCACCGCATGTGATTGCGCCTCTGCTACCCGACGCATCCAGCCTTTACCAAAGGTTGCGAACGTCGGGAGCGACTTGTAGAACAGCTCCTTTTCCATGCTAAATTTGGCGACCAGATCTTTCTGGTCAGCGTCTTTCAACGCTTGCATGGTTTTGGGGCCGATGGCGCCATCAGGGTTTGTCCCGATCGCTTTCTGCATTGTCTTGATCGCTCTGCCTGGGCCCGCATTGATCGCAAAGTCGAACATCAGATAGTCTAGGCCCGTTGGCAGCTCGTCGGCCTTGACCGCATCCCAGTATTTCTTGCGGTACATCGGTCCTACTGTAGCCGGGGTCAACGCGCGCATCTCTTTTTCGCCAACAGCTTTGCCGACCCATTCTTCCCACACTTTCTTGGTGACGCCCAAGTTCGTCATGCCGCCTGGGTCTTTAGGATGATTAACAAACCCGCCTTCGTGTTTTAGGATAGCTTTAAGGGCTTCGTCGAAGTTCTCTTTCATTTCTCAGTATCTCCTGACAGGCAGTTAGTTGGTGGGTGATTTCGTCGGCGTCTGCTGCGATGGCGATAAGAGCTTCCGCAGCCTCTCCTGAAAGTCGGGCTTTCTTTCCTCCATGATCGCTGCTGGTACTGGGGGCAGCGTTGGGCACGGGGTTACTATTGTCTGGACACGCGGCGTCGATGAACAACCCGTCAGTACGAGCAACATCAACAAGCTGCTTGCGCTCCACTTCCACTGTTCTAACTTTGTCAACATAGACCTTCTCCACTTTGTTTTGTGTGTTCGCCAATAAGTGTTCTAGCTCACGGACTTCTTTGTTGGCTTTGTCCAGCGCTTTGCCCGCTTCAATCGCCGCTGTGGCTTTCTCCGCTTCCCACTCCGCCTTGGTTACCTGCACACCTGTATGGTGCCCGTAGAAATATGAGCAGATAGCAAAAACAAGCGCACCGACGATAACGTATGGGTTAGGCATCTTCAGTCTTTCCAGATTTAATGGCTTCGATTTTTTCTTGGCCACGCGTCCAAGCAGAGATTCCAAGGATTGCCATAAAGGTGATGTGGATGAAACCGCCAGATTGCAGCGTCAAAGAAGTCCACTCACGGAAGGCGTCATTAGCCGCTTGCGTTTCCCAGAACTGCACAATCGTCCACAAGATAGGAAACAGAACAAAGTCGCACAGGCAAATAATCATGTAAGTAATCGCCATCATCGGACGCCACTTCGTCGTCATCCAGTCAGTTGTCTCGTTCATTCGTCACCCCTCATTTCTCGTAAAACTTTTATCCGCAGCTCTTTCATCTTGCGGGTTTCTTCCGCAGCCCGATACAGCGCATTGTTCATGTCCATGTACATCACACCCATTACCGGCAGCGCGATCACTAGCACAAAACACAAGACCACCACGGCGATGAGAAGGCTCCACGGTACGTCTGACTCGCCCGAAGCAGGAGTAGGATCCCTACGTACCACCCTACGAGCAAAAGGATTACCCCAACCCATACCGCGTTTTCCTTCCTTTTCCTTACAAGCCTGCGGTTTTTTGCCGCCTCAATCTGAATCTTTGCAGTCTCACGCTTGTGCGCTTCGTCCTGCTCAATGACGATCTGCTTCCACATCTTCTCGTACTTGCCCCACAAGTCACCCAGTTCAGGCGGGGCTCTGTAAACCATTGTCTCGCGCAATTCAACCAGCATCGCGTCAAGCCTGGCTCTGATGATGACGCGGTTCAGCGCGCGCTTGCCGATCGAATCCTTGCCTGTGTACACATTTGCAGCTTCCGCCTCTTGCGCCAAGAATGCCTTGCCAATGTCGTCATACGCATCCATTAAGGCGCCCAGATCGTTGCCGATCTGAATAAACACATCGTTTGGGTCGGCCTTGGCAATCTCCTGCACCCGCACTACTTCTTCGTTGTATTGGACTTTCTGCGCGTTCGTTGGGTTTTGTATCTTCCCAAACTGCGTCTTTAGATCATCCAGTACATCCTTAACCTCGCCTGCCGCGCCTTTAATGTCTTTGTAAAGCTGGCATCCTTTCTTGACTGCAGCCACTGCCGCGTTGGCTGCGGCCAGAAGGGTGAGCGGGTCAATCTTACTCCTCCATATCGACAGGCTCGGCTACAGGAATTGGCGCTTCTGACACGCCAGCGCGATAGACGCCTCTGGCCGCGCCCGACGCAACGTTAGCCGTTGCTTCTGCAATCCAATCCAAACCGTATTTCTTACCGATATCAACCGCCGCGTTGAGCTTTTTAGGGTCGAACGCGCCTTCTTTATTGGGTATCGACGCAAAAATTCTTTGCGCGTCAACGGGGTTTAGCAGGATAGCTTTAAGCTTTTCTTCCGTAGACCTAGCCACGCTGCCAGCCCACCACTTACTAAAGAGCGACGTTATGGCGTACAGTTTTCCAGATACGGGGTTGTTAATACGCGAGAGAATCATCTCAGGCGGAATACCCGTCATTTCTTCGATCGGCGTCTTGGGTATCGTCTCCCCACGGAACGACACGTTAGATGGGTCCCGGCTCAAGCGCTGGGATACCTCTACAAAATCGCCAACTTTCTGCGCATAGGTTGGGCCGAAGACGCGGTTAAACACAGCAGCTCTTGTCCGGTCAGTCAACATAGCTTTTGGATCGCTGGCGTTAAGCAAATCGTCCAGCATGAACGACCGAACGGCATTGACGGCGTCTTTATTGGCACCGTACTGCGACATGAACTTGTTTGTGTAGCTAATATCGCCGTACAGTTTAGACACCAAATCGTTAGCGTTGGCGAATCCACCTTCGCGAACGACTTGGTCGCCGGTCACACGACGGAAATTAGCTTCCAAGGCCGTGCGACGGTTGACCAAGTCCTGCACGTTATTTATCGTGCCGCGCATCTCAGTTTCTAAGCCTGGGATCGACGTCATCTTGGTTGCGTTTTTAGACAGCCACTTATTGGCCGCTTTCGGGTCGAGAACGCCGTCCTTCAACGCTGCCGTAGTAAAGCTGTCGTAGAACGCATCGCGCGCCAGACGCTCGCCGTCAGCACCCGTTGCGCGGATCAAGTCGTCCACATTAGTGCGGTTGCCGATAATGGCAGGCGCGACCGTCTCGACAAACTTTTTACGATCGATATTCTTGATCGTTTCACTGTTGTACGGCAGGCCAACTCGCTGCAGATAGGCGTTATCCGCGTTGCGGTAGGCGTTGACAAACTCGGGGTTGAGATTGTCGATATGGCCCGACACCTTTTCTTTGAGCAGGGTCAGGAATCGAATCTGATCCGTATTGTTTGTCGTACGCAAATCCTTATTGATGCGACGCTTCAATGAATCCAACGCCTCGGGGCTGACGTCTGAGAACTTTACGCCGCCAGGCGTGGCGGGCTGGCCTTCGGCTGTCAGAATAGGGCTTGGCTCCGTAGCTTTTGGACGGAATCGTCTCTCGACCAAACCGTACAGTGTAGGAAACTTGTTGAATATGTCGCGGTTAGTTTCGCTGGTGACAAACGAATAGACGTCATCCACCGCTGCCGCAGGCAATACGACATTATTCTTGGCAGCCAGATCGAACGCTTCTTTGTACAGCGGCGCAGTAGAGTCGCGCGCTGCTTTGGCTTTAGTTTCTAGCAAAGTTTCAACGCGGGTTCCAAACGCCGTAGGATCGATAGATTGACCAGAGTAAGCATCCGCAATTTGCTGATCCAAGCTGCGAACTTGTCGCGCCACCGATTTTTCAGTGGCTCTTGCTTGTGCAGCAGCGTCAGCACGGCTTATGCCAGTTAAATTAACTTGGCTAGGATCACCGAACAAACGGAGTTGATTTTGGCGCAAAGCGTTTTTGGCGGCTTCAAACTGCGAGCCATACAACGCTTGAAATTTAGGATCGCGAGAGGATAAGTTCTGGATAAAGCTGTTGATGACGGGGTTGTCCATCAACAGCGCGTTCAATGGCAGCTGCACGGCCGGCGCGCCTGGTGCTTTAAGCGACACGCTCTGCTGCGCCTTAGACGCTTTTTCCAGCACAGTCATAAAGTTAGGATCGGCAGCGGCTGCAGCGGCAAAGATGTTGTTGATACGCGTATTGACGTCGCGCATCATCTCGTCTTGCGGCACCGTGCCAGTCAGATCCTTAACTTTTTTGTTGGCTAAAGACAGCCCTTTACCGGTTAAGTCGGTTAAGCGGCGGCTTTGGCCCATACCGTAAGCAGTAAGGCCACCGCCCAGCAGCCCACCCACAAATTCAGCACCAGGAAGGCCAGTTGCACGGCCTGTCTCAACACCAGCCTGCGCACCCACGCCGATACCAAATTGTTCGACTGGCGCGCCTACAACGCGCGCTACTGGGCCACGAAACAAACCTGTGCCGCCAAACAAATAGCTAAACGGATCGGTTACGGCCTGAACACCACCACTATAAATAGCTTCGCCGGTAGTTGATGGCCGCACACCTGTGCTACCTAGCATATTCATTAAAGGTTCGCGAACGGTCTTTTCACCTTGCGCAAATGCTTCACCCGCAGTAGCGAATCTTGGTTGTCTCTGGTTGACATACCCGCTAGGGCTGATTGGATTAATGCCGTAATTAGCTAAAATATTTCCAAGGCCAGACAGGAACGAGGGCGTATTAGTTAAGCCAAGACGCGCAGACTCGGCCGTTAAGTCGGTTAGCGTAGGCGCAAAAGGTTGACGACGTGGGCCAGCTAACGCTTGCTGCGCCTCTTCCTGCGTAATTAGGCCGCCCGCAACTGCACGACGCATGACTTCGGTCTGCGTGGTGCCATCCGGCACGTTCTTTATGACTTGACCATTAGGTAGCGTAACGTCCATTACATATCCTTATTACTTTGGTAAGGCATTAAAATCGACCGCTTTGTTAACGCCGCCCGGTTTAGCTCCAGTACCTTTAAATTCTGGGAAGTCTAGCGCCAAATCGACGTCTTCAGTTGTATAGCCGGCGCGTATACCAAGTTTACGCTGGCGATCCAATTCGTTAGTAGCCTTATCGCGCGCAACTTTACGGATAGCCTTGAGCGTGGACTGAATCTTTTTCTGGGTATCCACACTGGGCGTACCAGTAAACAGGGTGGAAGTAGCGTCGAAAAATCCGCCGATAAGCGATGGATCGCCACCAGCCTGCTCAATATCTTTACGGCTTAACGTGCTATCACCTAAAGCCCTAGCCAACTGAACGCGCGCAGCGTTAAATGACACAAAGTTGTTAGTTTTTATGGCGTCATTTATGTTGACTATAGCGTTATCAGTTGCCGTTACCGTATCGCGGAATGGCTTTATTGTTTGGATAACTTCGTTTCTGAACGAAGATACGCCTTTCAGTCCTTCTTTAGTTTGGCCAGGCATTACAAGTTTAGCCGCGCCTCGCTCCGCTCTCGTATTATCTTCGGCCTCTTTACGTGCATTAACTTTTGCTTTTTCAGATTGAGTTAAGTCCTTAAATGGCTTCCCGTAGAGTTCAGCAGCAATAGCTTCTCTGTCCGCGCCAAACGCCGGGCCTTTCTCTTCTTTTTCAGCCAAACCTTTCGCTATTATCTTATCCATCATATCTACGAACGATGGCGACCCAGGTATATAACCGGCGTCAATTAACTTTTGTGCTTCAGAGCTAATTTTTGGTGCGCCTTCAGCGCCCAACTGCAATCTATCCAGCCGCTCTTTATATGCGGTCTGCCATGCTTTCGACTCAGGATCATCGCTTATCGTATTTGCGTACGCCGTTGCATCTCTCTCACTTTGCGTAGCTGTTGCGGCTCGAGCTGAACGCTGCAACCTACCTTTTTCAGCGGTCAACGCAATGTATTCAGCGCTTTCTTTAGGCAGCCCAACCAAGGTTCTTTCTATCTCAGCAATACGCGCAGCTTCTTGAATGCCTGCAGGCAGCGCCTGAGTACGTTCACGATTAGCTTGAGCTGTTCGTTGCGCAGCCAGCGCCATCTCGCTGCCCTGCTTATTCATGAAGTCAGTCAACGTCAGCGCCAGCTCTTGATCGCCAGCGTTTGTTGCGGCTTTAATGCCCGCCATCAGCGACGCGGGGTCTGCCGGATTAATCGACTGCATGAGCTGATCGCGCTGACGAATGCGTTGCAACTGTGGGTCTTGCACACCCAGAAGACCGGCAAACCCACGGCCTAACTGTTGGGCGCCCAAGAATGTGCCGTAGACGGCTTGTCCTCTAGGATCAAGCCCAGCAAAGTTAATCGCGCGCTGCTGTTCATTAGCCTGCTGCTGCGCTAACTGTTGCGCCTGATATTGTTCAGGCGACGTAAACAGACCTAAGATATTACTGATTGCCATAACTTATCCTAACCATTATTTAGCTTAAAGAGGCTGCTGGTAAAGGTATCCACTCGTACCCCTCGGCGGTGCAATTTGGCCAAACGAAGGTAAATAATATGCCGCTGGCGCGGTGGCAGTAGTAGACATTGTGCTGGGAGCGGTGCCGCTAAACATACCGGCAGCTGCTTGGCCAAATACCGGATTGCTACCCAAGCCCATCAATGCAATCGCCGTTGGGTCATACTGCCCAGCTTGCACTGTTCTAGCCGCGCTTAATCCACCCTGCAGCAGTGACTGACCAACGTTTCCACCTGCCTGCGCTGCACGGCCGCCCAGCTGAGCGCCAATATCCAGCGGCTGCATACCCAGGCTCTCCAGCGTCGAGACGCCGCCTAGCGTAGTTGTGAACGGATTTAGCGCGCCGGTGACACCTGACTCGTAGCCGCCCAACAAACCTGCGCCTTGACCAAACAGACCCGTGCCAAACGCCAACTGACGCTGGCCTTCCTGCTGCGCTTGGGCTGCCAGCTGCGCATCTTGCTGCGCCAAGGCGTTGTAGTACGCTTCCAGCTCCGGATTGGACGCACCTAGACCAGCACCACCGCCTGGTCGCATGCCGGTGCCGCCAACGGCTAAGCCACCACGGCCGGTTTGGAACAGCTGGTTTTGCAACTGCGCGTACTGCCGTTCGCGGCTAGGTGCCAACAGATCCATCTGACGCGCCATGTAACGCTCGGCGACCTGTTCTGGCGTCTCTGCCATGTACTGGCCACCCAGCTGAAACAGTTGCTGACCAGCCTGACGCAGCGGCGCGTAGGCTTGGCCAGCCATTTCGGCTTCACCCAATCGCTGTTCGGACAACGCTTGTAGGCGGTCTTGATAGGCAGCTAGGCGCGGGTCAATTTGATACCCGGCACCCGTCAAATTACCGCTGGGATCAAATTGAAATTGGCTCTGCCCAAACCGGGTAGTTACGCCAACGGGGCGGAATCGAGCGGCATCCGCCGCGATGCGCGCAGCCTCTAGTTGCGCGTTTGCGCTAATTTGTGCGGCTTTCTTTTGCGAACTACCGCCTAATATGCCGCCTAGAAGGCTGGCGCCGCCGCCGATAAGTGCTGCCGTTACTGGCATGTTAGTACCCCTTTACGATGACTTCATCCACCTTCGCCGGATCTTTCTCGTCAGTGGCGTGGATGCAATACCAAACACAATCTTCAATGGCCTTTACGCCATGTACCAAACCTGCTTTGACATCTATGCAAGCAGGCGCTTCAATAACTTGTATTTCTTCACCGATCAATATTGCGACACGACCTCTAGCCAGAATCGACAAGTGGCTAAAGTCGTGCGTGTGCTTCAGAATAGCCTGCCCTGCTTCTACACGCATCTCTTTGGCGTACATGCCATCAGAGAAATGATGCGTGATTTGATGCTCTGGAAACGTGTCGGTAATCATGCTGTGCGCTTCCACATACGAACGGTAATGTACGGCTGGTAATTTGCGTTGGTGCCTGAAGAACCAGTCGTGCTGTTCGTCGTGGCTACCGTAATGCCAGTCGTGGTGGTAGAAGCAACAGTAAAACCATTTCTGCCGTTCTGCCCAATCGCGCATTGAGCCGTTCTACCACCACCGACTTCAGATAATGCTTGTCCGTTACTAAGATCGTGTTGGTGGCCGGGGTCAGTTACCGTAGATGTTGCAGTATGCGTATGGCTTACAACAATAGCATCAGCAGAACCGCCCGTTTCTTCGGCGGTGTCAAACAACGCGTTGCCTGCGTCCAAACCAACCATAACTCGGCCAGCACCAAATGCCGTCCACGTACCAAACCCAAATAGTGTTCCAGGATTGGTGCTGCTAGTTGCGTTAATATATATAGAGCCAACTGGGTATAGAAGTTGCAGCGCGGCCTGTACAAATGCAGTAGTAGCTAACTTTGTACTGCTATCACCATAACTTTGCGTAACCGCTGTCGTGCCTGTTGGCAGCGCAGGTGTACCTGTAAACGTAGGGCTTGCCGAGTCAGCTTTAGTCGCAACGGCTATAGCAATATTATTAAACTCAGTATCGATCTCCGTACCTTTGACGATCTTACCGGCGTTGCCAGACGCCAGCGCATCTTTGGCTGCAAAGTCCGTAGATTTTGTATAGTTACTCATGTCACCCTTCCGTTTTTCGACAGAATTTCAATTTTTTGAATCGACAGCGGCGAAGCGTTAATAGTAGCTTCGTAGCCCGTCTGAACAATACGGCCAGAACCCGTACCTTGCGCGTATAGCGTTTGTAATGCAATACCGTTAGAGTATTGCGCAACTGGGACTCCATTAGCGCCATATTCGGCTATCCCATATTCGGACACTCTCTGCGTGGGGATCTGCGTGTTTTGCGACAGATAGTTCTCGTTAAAATCGAAGCCCCATTTGATTGTCAAAAACTGATTTGTGCCACCAATTACAATAACGCCGATGCGCTTCAATATGGACGTGACGCTCTGGTCACCCAAGTCGCTGTGATTGGTGTAGTACTGGAATCGGTACTCGGCGGCATCATCCAAATACGTGCCGTACTTCCCAATGTAACCAGTCTGACCTAACAGCAAATCGCCATTACGACGTGATAGCAATGCAGACGGCGTAATCGACGTCCATTGCGTAACTCTAGCAGAATCATCCGGAAGATAGCCGCGCGTATCAAATACATAGACTGATTGGTTGCTAGGCAACGTCAGCAGGTAAAATGCGTTGACTTCCGAATACACTGCCTTAATGTTGGCCTGCGTCTCACCGGCCACAATCCCCATCAAGTCATTACGCACGTTCTTACTAATGTCACGGAACGGCGCTGACTTTTCTTGGATCGTGCGCATCAATGAGCGCACACCGCTGTTAGACAAGAAGAAGACGTCCGTTGCAGTAGGCTGGACCGAGTCGCGCGAAATGCAGCCAATACCCACCACCGTATCGTTTAGCGACATAGTCGCCGGTGCTGTCGCACCCTGATAAACCAGTATCTGGCGCTTACCAAAAATGATCAAGAAATTGTTATGCGCAGCCAAGCCGACAATCTCGTCTGGCCCCGCAGGCCATACGTTATTCACGTTCAACGTGCCGGATGTGCCACCCGTGTAAATGTGGCCAGCCAGCAAATCAGAGAACGTCAACGTCTGTTTGTCAGCCGCAGTATTAGCGATCCACAGACGACCGTAGGCCGAAATGACAATATTGCCTGACGGCACTGTACCTGCGTATCCTGTCTTCTCACTGACGCGGCGGTACGTGGTGGTGCTAACCGCTGGATCGTAGATCAACGGGTCATGCCCCGTCTGGAAGAAATACGTGATACTGTTAAGCGAGGCGCACTGCCAGTTGTTGGCCGTAATCGTTGGGGCGGTACCCCCTCCCCCGTAGGTCAACTCGACAACTGCATTGCTGCCATCAAGTTTAAAAATCTTGTTGTTACCGGCAAACAGTATGGTGTACGTACCGTCCGCGACCACCAGCTCATGGATGACACCGGGGTCGTTCGCGCCCAGATTGCCAGAGCTGCTGTTGAGTCTTGACCAACCTTGACGCGCGCCGACACGGCCGTACTGATCGATGACGCAGTTGGTTGCCTCTAGTGCAAAACCAGCGTTCAAATCAAGCGGCGAATCTTGGGTGTTCAGGCCGTAAAAACCTGGCGCCGAGATCGTATCGATGCGCAGTGGCTGGCTCATGAGGCGTAGAACTCCTGCATTTCTGGGAACCGTGTGGCTTCCAAAGCAATGTAGTCAGACAGCATTGACTTATATAGCGCGTACGCTTCTGACGAGTTCAGGCCGCCATCTTCGCCGCGCTCAACCAAGGCGCGGGCGTAGGCGTTTTGCGCTACCAGCACGTCAGGAACCAACACCGACGTTGAATCCGAAGTCAACACGGCTTGTGGTACGGACACGAAAAACTTGATGGTGTAGACGCCGTCAGGACGGCCCCACAGCTGCACTTTTGCGTCGCCGTTGTTATCAACACCTTCAAAACAGTATTCGGTAGGTACAGCGGTCACTAGAGGCTGCAGGTTCTGCTTTCGGCGCATGTCACCCACCGGAATAACCTGCATGACGACATTGCTGGTGGTATTGAGCGGATCGCTGGTAACACGGAATTTCTGCCCAACGCCCGTCAAGGAATACTCGTAAACGCTTCCGGATGTGTTGAAAGTAATTTCTTGGCCCAGCGCGTTCCAGTCGTAGGCGTCCTCAATCTGGCGCTTGGCGTCATTGACAAATTTGCCCACAAGGGACGAATAGGTAGTCAAGTTGACGGTCGTGACCTGCGTCTCCCGCAGGCGAGCTAACACATCGTTGACGAGTTCTAGGTAGGTCATTTGCTTTTCGCCTTATTCCTTGCGGATATAGCTTTAGCTTTTGCCTTTGCATCTGCCTTGGATGATGCGCCCCAAGCATTCAAAGATAACGAAAGCCTAGTAGGCTCGCCGTCTTTGCGCTCGGGACCGGGCATGTTACCCATCCTAGCAAGAAAAGAAGCTCGTCGTGGATTATCGCCGGATTTCACCGGCGCTTTGAGGTTTCCCCCAGTTGTTGCATTATAAGACTCTCGGCCCTTGGCATTCAAGCCGCCTTTTGCATTTTGGCCAGCTTTTCTTTGCCAAGCGGGTGTCTTCATTTTTTCCTCGGTTTAGCTGTTTTAGCAGACTCCTTAAACGCAGCGGCAGTCGGCGCGCCTTTGGAGCCAGGTTTTCTCATTTTCTCGCCAGAGCCAGCCTCAATGCGCTTACGTTTGGCGTTGATGTTTGCGTAAAGACCTTGTTTCATTTCTTTTTCGCCTTTCCAGCTTGGGACAGGGCGATAGCCACTGCCTGTTTCTGGGATTTGACCACCGGGCCACCTTTGCCGGAATGAAGCTCGCCGGCCTTGTATTCGCGCATGACCTTGCTGATTTTCTTTTCGGCTTTGGTTTTCTTCATTTTTTAGCTTTTGCCATCTTGTTGGTCATAGTGCGCTGACCGCGAACGGGCATTTTAGGCATCGTGGTCTTCTTGGCAGCTGGCATTTTGGTTTGCTTAGCCATTACTTTGGGTGTTTTTCCGTACATGGTGAAATCCTTTATATGAGTTCAGTAACAGAAACAGTAGAAGTAGCAATGCCAGCGTCTTTTATAAACGCAATCTTTTGGCCTGGCGTAACCTTAATAATTTCCACGCAATTATTAGGTATTATGGGTGATGTAGTTAAAGAGGCGGTAGGGTTTGCGCCAATTGCAAAATGAGCATGCCCCTGCGAACAGGCAATGCGGATCATTGTTGTGCTAGCCCCAAAAGCTGTCATTTGAACGCTGGTGGTCGTTACTGTTGCATTTTGGGTTGTGCCTATTGAAGCAACGCCCCAAGCAACGTTGTTAGGATCAAGTTGAAAAGTTGACATGTTATTCCTCTGCAGTTTTCATTTAAAAAACACCCTGTCCGCAACAAACGTAAGCACCCCACCGCAAGCAGAGGCTATAGACATCCCTACCCAAAAGCCACCTTTAGACTTGTTGGCCAATGCCAAAAGCGACTTAACATCTTCGCGCAAACCATGCACCTCAGTCTGTAACGCCTCAACTTGTGCCTCTAGCTTGCCAAATTCTCTTGGGTCAATTTCTGACATTTTCTAGCTTCCTTGGCCGTCCCTGCCGTTTGGTCGGGGGTGTTAGGTTAATTACCACCGGCGTTTCTTCCTGCTGGCCTTCTGTCACATCGATACGCACGTAGCCTTGATGGCCTTTCATGCTGTCGATGTCGTGCTGATAGATAAACGTGACCGTCTGGCCACTGGTCAAGCATTTGAAAGTCGCCACAAAACCTCCGAACGGCAAATTGGGGGCTTTCGCCCCCAATTTTTACGCCAATGAACGTACTACGACCAAACGAAGTGTAGCGGAAGCCAAATTGACTTCAGCGCCTGTTTCGTTTTGGAAACGGATACTAACCACGTTAGCAGCGCTGACGTAGGCGGTCACAATCAGACCCGCCACATCAACCGCCAACGAAGCCGACAGCACCATATCGCCCAAGACTACGCCGGGGACAGCTACGGTGTCGGTGTCGCCTGCGCCATCAGCCAAAGTATCGGCGTCTAGCGTTGCGCGAACCAGAAAAGTATTAGTGTAGAGGCCACGGAACTGGTCATTGCCAGCCCGAACCACAACGGAAGTTGCATTTGCCATGAAGTTCTCCTAATTAGGTTGAAAACCCCCGGCGCTAGGCCGGGGAGTTTAATTAGGCTGGAACAGCCAGTGCAAAGGCCGACGAAGAAAGCGCTGCACCAACAGTAGCAGCAGCACGCATCGCCTTGACACCGTAGAGCATGTCAGAGGTGAACAATGTGCCCAGGTATTCCTGCTTGTACTGAGTTTGCGAACGAACGCCCATCTGCTCAACCAACACCATCGACTCTTTGTGACCCATCAAGCAGATACGGTCAGTAGCCGAGTTACCAGCGCCAGTGTCAGCGTTGGAAGTCACGAACACAGGGATACCGTACAGGTTGCCGATCTCGCCGTTACGGATAGCATTGCCGTCGCCGACAAATGCCTGTTCGGTGTAACGAGCCAGACCCATCAGCGTGTTACGGCTTGATGGTGGGATGATGAAGAAACGACCGTCCATTGGGGTGTCGTTGTCATCCAGACGCTGGATGGTACGACGGATAGCAACGTCAGTCAGCGCAGCAGCGTTGGAGCTGGTGCTGTTGTACGCAGTCGTGCCGTCCGAACCAATGAAAGCCTTGGTGGTAGCAGCAGCAGTTGCGTAGTCGTCAGTGCCGACGGTTGCGCCGTTGAAAGCACGGCCAAGGCGGATGAGGTCGGTATCAACCTGACGAGCCAAAGCGTAGCCAGCGTCGCTGGTGTAGAACTGACGCAGCGAGTTCAGAGCCTGCGCTTCGACGATGTCTTCGATCAGACGGCTGTATTCGTAGTGCTGGTTGATCAACACCTGAACTTCAGACTCAGTTGCAGCGATCAGCGTGACGGCATCAGTAGCCACTTTACGCGATGCGGAGCCACGGGTTGGTGCAGGAACGTGAACGGTGTCACCTTTCTTGCCCTTGAAGTTCATCTTCATTACGATGTTGGCCAGAACGAGGTTCTTTTTGTAGGCCGCAACGATTTCATCTGACCAAATTTCTGGAATGAATTTGTCAGCAGTTGTTACTGTTACACTGTTTGCGGGGGAAAATGCGGTATTAGCCATGTCTAGCTCCTAAAAGTCAAAAGTAAATTTATTTGACCCGGCCCTCTTGGTACGCCGCCATAATTTCGTCGGACAGCGCATCGTAGCGAGCTGGATCGGTCATTTTCAGCCGAATAAGGTCAGCCCTGCGATAGACACGTTTCGAACTCTCCCCGGTGCCACCTGTATCCACTTGCACAGCTTTTAGCGTCTGCTGGCGAGCTTCCTTACCGGATTGCTCAACCTGCTTTTGCTTAATGCCACGCAGCTGCTTGTAGGTGCTTAGCAATTCATTGGCCGCATCGAAGTCAAACTTCGCATCTGCCCGCGTATAGAGCTCAAGTCGTACCTGAGATGATTTAATCCACGTCTCAAAGTCCTTGTCGGCACTGATTTCCATGAAATCAGGGTGCTCTTGCGCTAGGCGCTGCTGAGTTTGCATCCGTCTAAACTCGACCCCCGCTTGGCGGGCAGCGATAACGTCCGGATGTGTCTCAACGGTTTTTTGAATCGCCCTCTGAGGGTTCTCAAAAAAGTCTACTTCAGGCTCTACCTGTTCAACAGGTTGAGATTTCGACGAGAGATTTTGCTTGATTAGCTCATCGGCTAGTTTCCGCACTTCCCCGACTTCTTGCGCCTGGCGACCAATGACCTTTTCGGCCTCTTGGTGCATCTTGACGACATCCTCGATCGACTTGCCGCGATAGCGGTCAGGTAGTTCTGGGATTTCGGGCGCTGCGTACTCAGGTAGTTTTGCTTCCTCTGCCTCTAACTCACTAGGCATCTCTGGTTCATTGTCAATCAACATGTCAAATTTCCTTTTCCTGCCATCTTTTGGTTCTCAGGATTAAACATGAACAGCGCATTTCTGCTTATCTGTTCGCCTTTTGCTCCGATTTTAGCTTGTCTCGGTGCTTTTTATCAAACTTTGCGTGAGCTGTTGGGAACGCGCCTGACCAGCCTTCAAGCTTAAATGCTGGTGCAGATATAGTACGGCTAGCCATCTTGCCGCAATTACAACTAACGAGTTTATCCTCATATTCGGTAAACCGTTCGATGCGTTCCCCGCTTTCGCAAAGAAATTCAAACATCTTTCTCATTCAATGCCTCGTATGCCGCTTCGCTGACCTGTTTTAAGGTTTTCAGCCAATTTAGAATAGATAACTCACCTTTTTTAAATTGTAAATCTTTTTCGTCCTGAATTGTAGCAACATTATTCAACGACGTTATCATTAAGTCAATATCTTCCAGCAGATCGCGCCACCCCTGGTGGGTCATCATGGCGAACCGATCTTCGTAATACTTTTGCAGTTCAGGCGGCATATTTTGCATGGTTAGCCTTTAGCGGAAGACGGAAGCGCAAACTGTAGGCTCATCTTCTGCCTGAAATACAGCAGTTGAATTTAAAAATCCTGTTCGTACACGATAACTACTAGTAGCTAAAGTAACAATAGTGCTTACTCTACCAGAAGCACCGAACGCAGTATTTCCCCATTCAAATTGATTCACTAGAGAATAGTTTGCATCAGGCATAGCAGTCGTAAGATTGACAGTGTAGTCACCCGTACCATTATCAGTAATTGACGATACGTTACCACTGGCTCTAATCGCAACAGTTCCAGTGCCGTTAAAATTAACCCAAGCTCTAGCTGCATAAGCCGTAGCTATAGAGCCATAACCGGAGTTAAACGAAAAGTTACCGCTTGATGATAAAGATGCTACATCTGCTGTTGTAGCGCCACTATTGCCAACACCAATACGAACAGTACCGTCAGGGGAAGAAGGCTGATAAATAGTAAAGTTATTTGTAGCCGTTACAGACTGCCCAACTTGTACATTGTTCGTCTTTAATGTTGACATTTAAATCCCCAATGCTGCTTTGATCTCGTCAGGTGTTGTTGCTGCATTAATACTTGTCTGGATAGCTGCGTACTTGTCACGGATAGCCTGACGAGCCGCTTCTGCACCGTCTGCTGCACCCGGTATCTGCTTGGCAATAGCTTCGTCGTAAGGCTTGAATTCTTCAGCCCTAGCAGCTCTACGCATATCGTGACCAATGTTCTTAGCTTTAGTTAAGTCAATTACGATGCCCATGACCATGCTCCACGAAATGTACGATCTGAAGGAATATCCGCTACGTCTACGATCTCGTAAGGCTTACCTGCTGGCACGTCCTTAGCAGCGATTTCTTCAATGGTTAAGCCACATTCAGCGGCTGGAATAATGACTGCGACACCGCCGTCATCTGTTGGGTAAATTATGCGAGAGTTCATTGTTACTCCTTGTTAGCGGAAAATAGCGACTGAAATAAGAGACTGGTCAGCGGTTGTATTGTTTGTGCCATTCTTTGAAAGTACCCGCTGACTAGAAACTGTTTTAGTGCCGTTAACTTCCAATATACCGCTTGCGACATCTGATCCATTAGAGCCAATGGCAGCAAAATTTGTATCAGACATTGCAGTTGTAAAATTAATCGTATAGTCACCAGTATTGTTATCCGTAATACTCGACACATTCCCACTAGCACGAATAGCTACTGTACCTGTGCCGTTAAAGTTGACCCACGCTCTAGCCGCAAACAATGGTGCTGATCCACTAGGCTCTGCAAACGAAGCTGTACCAAATGTCTGCGCCCCTGAAAACGTCTTATTTGATAGCGTTTGAGTAGCGTCAGTTCCGACTGCTGTAGTCGTTGCATCCGGCAGCGTTAAGGTGCGGTTAGAAGCCGTACTAGGCTCTTGTAACAGTACGCTACCACCACCAGATGAATTTAGTTTTAATGACATAGTTAACCAATCATCAAAGCATTACGGAAAGTTTTGTTGTTCATTGCTGTTCTTTAACGGAAAATATTTACGCAAACTATTGAAGGATCTTCAGTACCAGCAAAATCAGACCTGTTGCATTTCACCCTTACAGCAGTTGTACTTGGGTTTGCGCCACCTATTTGCGTAGTTACATTACCGTTGTCTGCGATTGATGGATCTCGTCTAGCACAAGTAGCAACACTATAATTCGCATCAGATATAGCAGTCGTAAAGTTGACCGTGTAATCCCCTGTACCATTGTCCGTAATGCTAGTTACATTTCCAGACGCTCTGATAGCTACCATACCCGTACCATTAAAGTTTACCCAAGCTCTAGCGCCATAAATAGGAGCAGATCCACTCTGAGCGCCACTCATCTTAGCAGCCGTAATCGCAGCATCAGCAATGTCAGCAGTAACAATAGAACTGTCTGGCAAACCACCTGCCGATAGTCCTGTAATCGTCCCATCTCCGCTTAATGTCATTGGCATAATCGTTCCTTACACAATCGTCCAGGTGGCACCACTTGGCACCGTCACCGTTATGCCAGAGGCAATCGTTGAGTTCTTACCGCTGATGCCATCGTAGCCAGTGGGAAACGTCACTGACGTATTGATCGTCTGGTTGGTGAACATGATGCCGTTGGAAGCGGCTAATTGTGTCGCTCTCAAGTCACCCAACGACGGGTTGTAGGTTAGCTTAGTGCTGGATACCGTAGCAGTTGAGAACGTACCGCTGGTCGCTGTTGAGAATGTTGGGTAATAGCTTGCGTTTGTGGTGGTGTCGTCTGCCACCGTCGTGCCTGCAGCCACAGCCGCCCACTTGACACCCGTTGCCTGTGCAGAGTCTGCGGTTAGTACAAAGTTGTTAGTGCCAACTCCCAAGCGAATATTGTCAGTTCCATCATTGACAATCAAGTCACCCTTAGTCGTCGTCGGTGCCAGTGCATCAAAGGCCGCAACAGCCGTTGTCTGGCCAGTACCGCCATTGGCGATCGGCAGCGTGCCGCTAACTTGCGTTGACAGGCTAACACCAGACAACGTGCCGCCCAGTGTCAGGCTGCCGCTGGATGTAACCGTGCCTGATAGGCTAATGCCGTTGACCGTACCAGTGCCACCAACACTGGTTACCGTACCGGCAAACTGATCGTTCGACGTGATGGTGAAATTAGGGTATGTGCCTGTGATGTTGGTGGTGCCTGCGCCCGTCAAAGCCACCGTCTGGTCTGGGGCGCTATTAGTAATCGTAAAACTAGGGTATGTGCCGCTGGTGTTAATGCCTGTGCCGCCGGTCAAGACAACGGTTTGATCTGGAGCGCTGTTTGTGACAACGCCAGTAGATGAACTGTAACTAATGCCCGTACCTGCGCTGATAGCCGACCTAGCGCGCGAATCCAAATAGTATTGGTTCGTACCTTCGTTGATATTAGTTGTCGTCAGACTGACCGCACCCGTTTGGCCGTTGACCGAAGTGACTAAGTTCGACTGGTCGATCTTCTGCCAGACCGTGCCATTGAACATCAACCAATCACCAATCTGCCAGTCAGTAATGCCGTCCAGATTCGTTGAGCCAGCAGTCGCTACGATGTAGTAATACCCATTAACCCCCACACCGGAAGCTAAAGTTGGCGTATTTGCAGACGCATTCCACGTACCTTGGTAGGACAGGCCGCCAGCTACTGATGCCCACGAAACAGCCGTTCCGTTGGTTGTGAGAAACTTACCTGCATTGCCTGTCTGGCTAGGGTAAATGTTGTTGATTTGTGTCTGTAATGACGCCAAAGCATCAATGACCGTCTGCGAGGTGCCACCACCATTGGCGACAATACGAATTTTCTCGGCTACATCGGGTGCAACCACCTCACCGACGTTGATTTCACGCCCGTTTGAGAGCGAAATCACCAAAGATCCGTCGAAATCGATCTTGGCATCCGTGACAGACACCCCATCGACGCCATCTACGCCATTCACACCGTCTCGACCTGCCGGACCAGCCGGTCCTTGAGCGCCATCACGGCCTGGACGGCCATCTAAGCCATCTCGGCCGTCCGATCCGTTGGTGCCGTCACGTCCATCACGTATTGAGTTGACTCGAGCCGTGATTTTGTTGCCTAGATCGTCGTATTTCGCCCGAATGTCGGCTTCAATTTTACGTAGCGCATCGACCACCACCCCGACGTTCTCGCTCACCCGTCGTTTCTGGTTGCCTCTGGCCTCTTGGAGCGTTGCACGAACCGACTCCAGAACAGCAGTCTGCTGCTCTGGCGTCATGTTCTGCAGGATTAACTGCTTAGCTAGGCTTTCAACGTCCACCAGACAGCTCCTTGGTTAATTCTTCCAAGAAATCCTCTTCCATGCCGCTGATCTTGTTTTGCTTTTCCGCCATCTGCATCTCGACGATCTTCGATTTGTTCTTAATGTCGGCTTCTTTCAACATTAACTCAGCAATCTTGACCCGTTTGTCGAATTCTTTGGACGCTAGCTCAGCATCGTTCGGCAAATTCTGCGTATTGGCCGCCATAATCTTGCTCTGCACCTCGATTGGCTTCAATTTCGTTTCAATCGTGGTGTTGATCGCTTCCGCCCGGTTGCGCTCAGCCTGTGTCTGGTTGACCGCGATCTGCGACTGAGCCGCCTGCATGGCCAGCTGCTGCTGCATTTGCTGCGCTGCCTGCGCTTCAGGGTTCGGCTGCGCCATCTGCGTCAAGGACTCCATCAGCTCCATGCGGTTAGACAGCGAGCTGTTGGCCACGATCCCTTTCAGAATCAGTGGCAGCACCGGTGTGTCAGGACCCAACGTCTGCAGGAGCGCAATAAACTGCGCCTGCTCGTACTCGCGAGCGATGATGCCCAGTGTGGCTGTCGGGATGAAGTTCAGATCGACCGACGGATAACGCTCGGGGTCGAACTGCATGTACCTAAATGCTGCTTTTTTGATGAACGGAATCAGGAAGTCTTCCTGGAAGTTCACCAGTGTGCGCTTGTACTTCTTAATGATCGTTGCCACTGCCATCGACATGCCAGCGTTGCCACCGTCTCTGGCCACCTGCGTGACCATGCCTTGGCTGTCCAGTGTGCCTGTGGCTTGCAGCAGCATGCGCTCGAACGCCTGCGCTGTAGTTAAGTTGCTACCATCGGTTTGACCAAACTTGAACGGGAACAAAATCTCGCTTGGGTTGCCGTTGGTCATAAACGCCTTGCCCGGACGCACTTCAAACTTCGCACCGCGTGGCAGGCGTGTGGCGTCCATCGCCACCATCGGCACTGCTGTTAACGCCAGCGAGTCCAGATGCGTTCTCACCTGCGCATCGATCGCCTTTTGCATATTGTAGGCTTTTTCCACCGTCCCACGGCCAGGCAGGCGGTTGGGCACCGTGTCGTCCTGATACGTCAATACCGGACGATCCTTCATCATGTACGGATTCTCTTCGGCTTTTAACAGCATGCCGTCGTTACCGATAACAACGATCGCTTCCACCAAGTCGCTGTAATCCTCGGCCACTGAATCGTCCGGGAACAGATCGACCATTTCCTCGTCTTCTTTGTCCAGCTTAGCCAGATACTCTTTCGGCACTAGGCCGTAGTAGGTCAGAAGCTTTACCTTCTCGTTCTGGTACTGACTGACCTCTTGTGTGGGCTCCAAGTCGGTGTCGTCGTAGGTCGGCACGATGTTGACCTTACGATAAACGCCCTTCTCGATGTTCGCCACCACCTTGTGGATCGACACGTACTTCTCAATCGCCACACCCATACAGTCGTCCACCGTCGTGCCGTTCGGATCCCACAAGAAATTCTTCGGATTCACCGGTATGGGTTTGACCGAGACGCGCTCCACCTCTTGCACGCCGATGGCCGCTTGGCCAGCCATGCCGGGGATCGGCTGGGTCGCCGGGATGTACTCCTTTTCCATTGTCGTTGTGATCTCGGCGATACCCGTGCCATAGATCGCAGCCAACAACTCAATCTGATCGACGTACTTCCTAAACTTGTCTTTTTTGAGATCCTCCATCATCTGGAGCTTGATCATCTCGACATCCATCGGATTGCCGTCGATGTCTCTGACGTCGTCCTTGATGTCGAAGTATTCCCCAGAGCCGAAGATCGCTTCCATGATCTCTGCATGGCGCGTCTCAACAGCTTGTTGAGTCATCGGAGTCACAATACGGGAGCGTTCAGAGTCGCGTGTCTTGTCTTCAACGGCCCACTCGCCACGGAAGATGCGCTCATATTCTTCCCATTGCGGGAGGAAGTTCACATTACGGTAATCGCGCCAGCGGTCGCAATGCTGAACCACGAAATCGATAAGCTCTTTATCGTTTTCCGTGGGTTCGTCAAAATCGTTTCGATCCATCTTACACCCCAGAAATTACGTCTATCGGCTCCCAGTCATCGTCGGCGTCGCCTTCGAAGTAGGAAGTCACCGCCAGCTGGTCAATGTAAGAGAGCGCGTCGGGTAGGTCATCGTGGACGCCTTGCGCTGGAAACATCAACAGCTGGTCAAGAAAGGTCTCAAAATCACCTTCTTGGTTCAGCACGATCCTGCCATGCTCGAACCGACCCTGGAGGCTCCAGATGATCCGGTCAGCCTTTTTCCGGTTACCATGCGTGAGATCAACTATGTGAGAATATACATTATTCTTGCGCATTAAGTCACTCAAATACGGCAAAACCGCGTTTTTTAACGCGCCGCGCTCGATCCCGACGCTCAAAGGCCGGTAGTCGCGCATGGCCATGAGAATCTTAGCCGCCGTCTCACGGATGTCCCAACGCCCATGCTGGATGTCTTTGACGAACCACTTGCCGTCGTCTGTCACTTTCACGATCGCAATCGCCGTCTCATCCAGCCGCTTCTTCGAGTTCGCTGCCTGCTTGGCCACTTCCTCAAATCCTGCCAAGTCCACGGCCACGAAGTAGCTGCCGTACTCCGGCTCTTCGCCGTGCTTGATCCATTCCTCTTTGAAAATGTCAGATCCGGCGTTGTCGAAGCTTGCCATGTACTCTTGCTTAAATGCAAACGTCGATAGCGTCTTTTTTGCTGACTCGATTTCCTTCGGGTCGATCAGCGGGTTGTCTTTGGTCGTGAAGTGCCAGCTCTTCCAGTCCTCGTCATCGCCCGTCTGCCCCAACTTGTACAGGTCGTTGAACCAGTTCCTGCCCTTGGGCGTACCGATAAACAGTCCTCGTCCCTTCTTGTCCGACAGAGACGCGCGGATGACCTGCTCCCACGCTTCTGGCTTAATGTCGGCAACCTCGTCCAGCACCGCGTAGGTCAGCGAGACGCCTCGCAGCGTGTCTGGGCGATCCGCGCCTCGCACGTAGATCACCGCGCCGTTGATCAGCGTGATGTCCTGGTTGTTCACATGACTGCCAGCGATCACTTCCCGACCCAGATCCAGCAACACGTTCCAGATAATCTGGCGCGCCTGTCCGTTGGTGGGCGCCACGTACAAGACCGCTGAGCCGGGCGGGCAGCGCAGTCCCTCGATTAACAGCGTAGTGGCCGCTAACCTCGACTTGCCACAACGCCGGCCAGCTGCGACCACCTTGAAGCGTGTGTTGTCGTTGAAGACTTCTTGCTGCCACGGGAGCAGCTGGAAGTTAAGGTCCGACATCGATGATGTCCTTTATGTCGGGTGGGCCGGCAAGCCCCGAGATGGTGATGTTGATCGCGCTGCGCTGGGCGGCGGTCTTCTCAAACATACTGGCAGGCAGTGCGCGGTCCATGCACATCTTGAGCGCTGCCATCTGGCCTGGGTGGCCATCTTCTAACGCGATGTCTAGTACCTTCTGGACGACTTGCTCGCCTTGGCCTTCAATCAGCATCTTCTTTAATTCTTTGATGCGCTGATTGTCAGTCTTTGGCAGCGTCGCTGGCGGCACGTACGGCGGATCTTTAATCGGTGCTGGCATGGCTTTTTTCCTGTAGCGGGAAGCTGCGTGGATTGTATGCTTTTTTTTGCTACAAGACTACTGACTAGGGGCAAAAGTCCATTTTCCCTTTTTCAGAGGGTTGGTGGCTCCTGCAAATTTTGATAGCCAGCCAGACCCCCCTCCCCCCTATCAAAAAGGCAACGAATCGCCAGCAAACGGCCGCCAATGATAGCAGCCGGCTATCGGCCGCGTTTTACATAACGCACGTTATATTGCAGGCGATCGCATGCCGATAGCTGGCGGCTATGAGCGAGAGGGGTGACTATCGATATCCAGGAATTGATAGGGGTGGGCTATCGGCTGATGGAATTGAGCGAGGGGAAGCGGGGCCTTTTTGCCGGTACCTGACAGCCGTCAACTATTACCCTTTGGCTCAATATCAGATATAACCAAATCGTTAGCATTGTCAGCCTGGCAATGCATTTGCTGATACCAGTCAAGTAGATTCTTAAAGCCGGCGCTGATATCGCCGTCACCGGCGTGAGCCAATATCGCCGCTTCAGTATCGGTTAAATGGCGCAGGAAATTGCGTGTTCGAATCGACGCGGGTCTACCGGCGGGCATAATCAAAACCCCTAAAAATAGTTATCAAGACAGAAATTGTAGGCAATGTAGGCAATGTTGTCATGCGTTTTAAATCGCTCCGACCCCTCGCGCGTTTTTTGCGTTTCTGCGTTTCCCACCGGCGCGAACGGCGAAACAGCCATATATTATATTTTTTTTCTTAACTCTAACAAATGAATGACAACATTGCCTACAAATCCCAAAACCCGCATGTACACTCACGTTTAGACCGGCGCGCATTGCCTACAAATCGCCTACAAATCGCCTACACGCGCCTACAAATCGCCTACAAACACGCCAAAAGCAAAAAAACACAAATAAATGCAAAACAATGCTTTACATTTACCGAAACACGGACTAACATGTATTTCAGCAACACAATATTTTATTCACTCAAGCGGAGAGCAAATCATGACAACAGCGCATCTAACAAAAACCCGTGACGGCTGGAAAATCGCAATCGTTCGCGGCGTCAAGCCACTACTGGAAAACATCATCACTGAAATGACATTCGCGCAAAAACGTGACGCAAAGCGGTTCGCGCAGTCTGTTGGCGCCAAAGCCTGGAATTACATCTAAATTAAACGGCCGGCGAAAGCCGGCCACTACCGGAGATTATCAAAATGAAAAACTACGGATTCGAAATACTCTCAGCGATCTACTGCGCGGCCATGCTATTCACGGCCATTCTAATGATGTCAATTTAATAGGGGCACGATATGAAACCTACACTTGCAGAGATATGCGGCGCCATTGGCGCATTTGCGGCGCTGGCGCTATTTGTTTTTATGTGCCTGGCTTATTAATCAATCACAAGGAAACCGACCAAATGAAAATCTCTGTTACATCAAAACTTGACGGCGTGCGCAGCTGGTCATTACAGGCACTCGAAACGTGCCCAGGATCAATAGCGGCGCCTGGCCAGCTAGTCGACGCATGCGCCGGCTGTTACGCCACTGCCGGCAATTACCGGTTTGAGAATGTCAAGGCGCCGCGCAGGCACAATAAGGAAGACTGGCAGCGTATTGAATGGTCCGACGATATGGTCGCCGAATTAGACAAGGATCGCTATTTTCGCTGGTTTGACAGCGGCGATATGTACACATTGGCGCTCGCTGAAAAGATTCTCGAAGTTATGCGCCGCACGCCATGGGTGAAACACTGGTTGCCGACACGCATGCACAAGTTTCCGAAGTTTCGTCAAGTATTGTCGGAAATGCAAGCGCTGAAAAATGTATCGGTGCGATTCTCATCCGACAGCGTCACGGGCCAGTATACGCGCGGTTTGCACGGGTCCGTGATTGTGCCGACGCCGGCCGATGCAAAACGCGGCATGACACTCTGCGGCGCCTACGATAACGGCGGCGCCTGCGGCCCGTGCCGTGCCTGCTACGATAAAAAAGTGAAAGTGATCGCCTATCCGGCGCACGGCGTCAAGATGAATAAAGTAATCCGCATTAAATTGGCCGCTTAATAGGGGAAAATATGAAAACAATCACCGCAAAATATACCGGCACGTGCGCCGCTACCGGCGCGCGCATATTGGCCGGCGATTTAATCCAATGGGCCAAGGGCCGCGCCGTGCTACTCGAGCGGCGCCGCACGGCCGTCGACACTATTACGCTTTACGGCGAGAGCGGCCCGCAAACGTACTACCAAAACGCGCGCGGCCGGTGCATTGATGCGCCGTGCTGTGGCTGTTGCACTATTTAACCTGGAGACTAAAACAATGGCAAAACTCAAAACCGCGATCCTGCGCGCGCAGGAAACGGCCGATATTATCGGCGCAAATGAATTGCTACTTTGGCAGGCACGCGATGCCTTATCGCTTGCCATATTGGCGCCTACCGATGCCTGGAATTGTCTAACGAATGCCGATCGCGCGTTAACACTAATAAACGCTTATTTAATGGAGGTTGAACTATGCAGACGATAAATATTGACGGCACCACCTATAAAGTGAAATTCGATCGGGATCCGGTCGAACTAGCCAAAGCGGCGCGCAAAGCCTGGAAACCGAAAAAGCCAAAAGATATCCGGAAATTTCCGGTCCGATCGGACCTGAGCACGGCTGAATACGTGCGACAGTATGATGCGCTCAATTTTCGCGTGCCGGTCCAATACTGGCCCGAATTAAACAATGAAAGCACTGCGCAATATGACCCGTCAATCCCGTTACTGGAGGATCTATCCAATGAAAACGCATACTGACACCAGCGGCCCGCAGTGGCCGCAGCACCTGTGGCCGTACACGTACACGCACGGCGACACCGAATTGCTCTGCTTTGTCGATTGGGAGCCGGCGGACCGGTCTGTAGGCTGGAATGGCGGCGCATGGCTCATTCACGCGTACGCTGGCGGCGTGGACGTGGTTGATCTACTGAAGGACCATATAATCAAGGATATCGAGCGCGAAGCTGCTGAAGCGCTGCTGGAGGGTCCGACATGCTAGTGCTACTGTTTAAAGTGATTGTCGGATTGTGGGTATTTGTGCGAAGATTATGACGCGCGCCTGCTGTCGCGCATTGAGTCATCTGCTCTCCTGCAGACTTTGCCCAGCCTAGTGCTGGGCTTTTTTTTACATGCGCTCCATCACCTCGTAGGCGCGCAGCTGCAGGCGGAGCTCAGCGATCTCAGCGTCGCGCTCGTCTAATTTTTTCTGCAGATGTTCGCTTAGCGAGTAGATTTCTGCAATTTTATCAAACCGCTCTTTATGGTCGGCGAGCATAATCGTATACAAGCGCTCTGAAGCTTCGATCTGCTTTTGTATGTATTTATTCATAAGTACCTACACAGTGTAAAAAAACCGCGCCAAGTCACCCTGGCGCGGCTGTGGCGCTGTTACTCGTCGCCTTCGTCTTCGTCTTCTTCGCCTTCGTACTCGACCCAGTCGTCTGCTTCGTCGTCGAAGAAATACACAACGTCATTTTCTTCGTCGTACCACCATGCCACGCCGTCAACGTCGTACTCGACGCCGTCTTCGTCGTCGCACTCAACTTCGTCGTCGAATTCGATCTCATACAGGTCGCTATCAATGACGACAACTGCGTCAGTGGTATAGATTGTAATTGCCATTTTGATACTCCCGAAAGTGTCACGGCACGCGCCGTAAATCTATTCTAAGGCTCAAAAATTACACTTTAAAAACGCAGCCGCGAAAATATATCTCGCCCGCGTCTTCGTCTAACACTTCACATAATTCCGGCGGCAAAAGCTTGCCTTTATAGAAAGTAAGTACCGCGAATCCGCTGCGATGGTTCTTTGCGTTGTCTTCTGCATAACTAAATTGAGGGCCATGCACGTCTGCTAGTGAGCCGGTATCGACGCCGTACGAAGTACCTAGATAATTCGTCCAGGGGACCGTCTTTAGGCTGTGCAAGTGGCCGGTCACGACTGAAGTCCCTGCCTTTAAAATATTGTTATGAACCGCGTGTAATCCGTTGTGCCAGCGGTGTTTGATCATGCAGTTACCGTTGACCATAATCGACGTTGAAAAGCGCCAGCGTGGGAAATGGTCGATTAGATTCATACCGACAATGCCCTTGAAGCCGTCGCCTACCTGTGATGCCAATTTGATATTGAAACGGAGGTCGTGATTTCCCCAGGTCCAATGAAGTTTGCTGTTTAGTGACGCTGCTTCGATCTCAGACAGGCGCTCCTGACACGCCTCGAGTTCCTGCTTGACGCTAGGTAGTGCTTCCCATGTGCCGCCGGGCGGGTGTCGGCTGATCGTCGCGCCGTCGAACGCGTCGCCGTTGATTACGATCGCCTTGGGTTTCATTTCTTTAGCGAACATGACGAACGCGCGGTGCGCGGTGGATACAATGCCCGGCCAGTAATGGCAGTCACTGCCGACCAAGATCACGCCGCTATCAAGTTCAAACTTGACGCGTACGCCGTTCTCTGGAATGGTGACGTTGAAACTAGAACTGCGCGAATCGTTACTGGGTAGAATCGTGCCGTATCGCCCTTCGAGACTGCGGCGCCGGCTGTTGACTGCCCGAACGTTAAGACCTAACAGTTTTGCTGTTTCAGTAGCGGACAGTGTCCGATTCCAAGCAGCTAAAAACTCTTCATCGGATACTTTGCGCATAACGGCGGCCCCATTAAAAGGATACGCGACAATGGCATATTGATATTACGGCATTATTTCATCAATCGCACTGCTGCGGGTGCCGGCATTTCTTCCACCATGCGCCGAAGTTCTGATTTATTGGTGCCGGCAAGCTCTGGCGCGCAGAATATATGCTTCTTGGTCGAGTGCTCTCGCGAAGCGAGCCGGCCCATGTCTACCCAGCCGGCCTCGCGCAGCGCGTGTAGCAGTGCAGCCTGGTATATCTTCTGCGGTCCTGTGACGCCGTTCTGCAGCCGGTCGCACAATGCGTGGAATGGACCAGCGACGACGCCAGATGCAAACTCAGACAGGCGGCGCTCGATCAGCTCCACCAGATACGACTCGCCCGAGCTGCGGCCCTGGTCGATCATAATCGCTTTAGCTTCCGTCATCGGTGGAGCCGCTGAAGGGTTAAAGGCCGACACGTCGCGGGTGTGCAGGTAGGATGCGATCGCCTCGAAGCCGCCCGAGTGGTACCACTGCCAGAGTGCAAGCGCGTCTGCTTCCGGCAGAAGGCCCGCCTCGGACCAGACGCAGAACCAGCGTCGATCGTTTGACGGGATCGAGATAGCGGCGCGCTCGTTTGAAAACGCGACGACGAACACGCGGTTCAAAGCCATGTACGGGTGCAGGCCCTTGCGGTTGATCGGCAACAGCTCTGGCGGCGCTGCAATGATGGGCTTTAGCGCGTTCTCAAGCGCTCGGCGGTCGCGCGCCTCAGACTGACGGAGTTCCGCGATCTCCATCACTTCGCATTCGAGCGCGTAGCCCCACTGCGAATTCAGGTCCTCGTTCTTGACCAGACTGCAGTTCTGTTTAGTCTTGCCGCCGATCGCCCAAAAGAATGGCGCCATCATGGTGTCCTTGCCCGAGCCTGGGTGCCCGCCGATCAAAACGGCGTGGTTGATCTTGTGGTTCGGGTTTTGGACCTTGAAGGCCAGCGCGTTCAAAACGTGCTCACGCTCGAAGTCGTTCGGGATCATGCGCGTAACATGCGCGAGCCATCGCGTCACATCGCCCGGTATGCCTGCAGGCCGAGCGTCGCGCCAGCGGTTGCCGTAGGTGAAGCCCTCACGCTCGACGATCTTTGGTTCGCCTGCTGCGTAGGTTATGCCGACCAGCGCATGAGCGCCTTCCGCTGTGCGGTTCTCGTCGAAGCACGTAGACGCCTCAATTTTGCTGCCGTTATGTATGGACCGGCATGGGATGTGCCGGAAAAGTGCGTTAAAAGTAGATCGAGAAATCTCCCGGCGATCTTCCAGATCAAAAAAGCTTTCATCTTCTTGTACATATGCAAACCTTTCGAACCAATCGGCCTTTTCTAGTTTATTTAATTCGCGGCGCTCGTTCTTGATCTCGACGTCCTTAATCATACGCGCAGCGTTATCCTCGAACATGCCAGCGTCAGGCAGCTTGGCAAGCGCTGTTGTCATCACTTGCGCGAGCAACTCGTCACGCAGGCCAGGCGCGCGTCTTGGGCCGCCCTCTTGTGCTACCCAATCAAGAAACGTCTGCGAGTCGAAGTCAATGCAGTGCGAGTGCAGGCAGCAGTAAGCGCGGTTCGCGGGATGGTAGCGGCCTTCGGGGTTGCCGTCGGTGTGCTCAGCGTGGTTCGGGCAGATGACGCCAGCCCAGCCTTCGGGGTTCGTATGGCGCAGAAATAATCCTTGCTCCGAGAGCCAGCGCATGACGTCATCATTGCCGTTGTCCTGCAGCCGGATCGGTGTGGGCCCAAGACCTACGCCCTCAACTGGCGTCACATCAAGCGCTGTACAGATGTCGTCGAGCGAATACTCGCGCTCTGGATGGAACTCGACTAGCCGGGAGGCGAACTGATCGCGGCCAGGCTTTAAGTTAATCGAGCCGGGTAGCCGGAAGTTGCGCACAGGATTGCAGGCGCCAGGGTCTGTGTAACCTGCGTCAGCGATCGCGCGGATAGCGGCAGCGAAGTCGGCTTTGGTGGGCTGTTCGGAAAACGCGTAACCCCACTGAAACGAGCCGGGCGACGTCTCCATGATCCATGTGGGGGCTAACGGCGGTGTCTTAGACTTGGTGCCGATGTCGTCCAACATCATCACCAAAACGTAGTCACAATTCGCAGCTGACGCGCTGGGGCGCCCATCAGTAAATCGGTCTTTGATGAATGATGCGGTGTTGCCGTACCAGCTCTCGGTCGCCTTACGTTTGTGCTTGGGTAAGTAAGCTGGCCATGTGCACTTGACGGCACCGTCTGCGTGGAACTGCAGCTGGCCATTATCAAGCATTGGTTTTTGCCGTACGATTAATGCGGTTTCGCCCTCGGGCGCAAGATTTTCTATATAATCAAGGAATTCCATCGTTGTCCTATGTAGTATCAAAGCCGCCCTGCCAGGCGGCTTTTTTATTTGCCGTAACGGCTCATTGTTTCTACTTCTGCAGACAAAGGCAGCCCAGCCGCCCAATCGGGCGGGGTACACATCACTCGTTGCAGGGTATTGGGTGCATCAGGGTCGGCGGTCTCCAGAACGATCTCGTCATGTACGTGCAGCACTACGTCAGAAAGCTGGCGTAAAGCATGCCGTAGCAGATCGTTGGCGATCGCTTGCGTTATGTTCTCACAAGCGAGCCCGCGCCACAAGCGGGCGCGCGGCCATTCGGTCGCATCCGCTGCTGGTTTCCAGGCTGCTTTGACGTACGTGA